TGTCGGGGAGGGGCTGACGGTCCTCCCCACTCTTTCTTAAAACTATGAACGATAAAATAAAACACGAAGATCTTTTGATATTAGGCAAGGGATACGCATCTGCAAACTTCAGTCATCCTGACTGGCCAACTCAAGCTATAGTTATATTTCGGAGGCTTGACACAGCAAGCAAACGCTTAAATTATGCGCTAGAATCGATGAACGGCCCGTGGACTGAAGACCGTGAAACATACGCAAGCGATAAAAGCGATATGGCTGCAGTGTCTGTAGAATTGATGGAATTCTTGAGCGTTATTTATGAGCCAAAGAATTTAGAGAAGTTCTGGAAAGGCCGCGTATGGTATCGATAAAAACCATCGAGAAAGATTGGGACATTGGAGGCACTATCCCAAGTGACGCGAACCCGAGTGAAGAGTTTGAATTGTGGAAAGAGTTCGCACAGTCTCACCCAAAGTGGTGGAGCGGGACTGAGTTTACTCTGGAAGACTTCGAGAAATACGTAAGTGAAGTGGTGGAGTTTGGAATTTATGATTACTGATAAGCTAAAAGCAATCGGAGTTGATTTACTCGACTGCGATGAGGACAGAGATCGCATAGCGTTTACCTACGATCTGGATGAGGTGTCTACAATGTATATCGTGTCCCTAATTTGCGACACGTTAAACCTGACAACAAAGGAGTTTGCCGAGAATGTCAATGTATCAAAGCGAACAGCAGAGGGCTGGCGCTCAGGCAAGTCATCCTCTGCTGTCTGCAAGTTGAAGATCTACAAGTTCCTCAGATCTCTGGATCCGAATCGGGAGCCCTCTCCTTCAGCGCATCTGCATACAGGTTCTGCATAGCAAAATACATGTCCTGCAGAGCAGATAGTCTGCCTGCAAAGTAATGCCGCTCCTCGGAGCTCAGGCCGGGTCCAGACACGTTGCTGGATTCGGCCTTTATTAGTTCATTGAGTATTTCATCAAGCCCCTTCCTGACTGGGTGCTCTTCTGCCAGACTGAAAGCGTCCAGCATCCACTGCTCGTATCCTGAGAATTTGTATTCGTTAGGCATTCGGGTTAACTCCTATTCTACCAATCTGCGCGTTCTGTTGTTGTGTAATTGACATCTGCAGGTTCTGCGCGAACTGCTGAACCAGTTGTGCAAATTGTTCATCTTCCTGCATTTGTTTTTGATACTTCGGATTGTTCTGAATTATCTGCTGCACAAACTGCATCTTAATTCCTGCCGAAGGATCACTCTCCACGAAGTTAGGTTGGTTGCCCAGTGACATCAAGGCCACTTGACTGTTCATTTCATCAAACATCTGCTGTGATGCTTCTGCCTGTTCGATGACCAGCTCGTCTGCCAGTGTAGGATCAATTACCTGCAGCTTCTTCCTAATCAACTTAGTCCTGTCAACAATACCCATTGTGTCTTCTGGCAAGACAAACTGGGAAATCGCCTGAAGCTTTTTCTCAACGAACTCGTTGTCGAGCTCTCTGACATCGAAATGCAGTGTGAAGTTATATTTCTTCGGGTCTCGAGGCAGTGGCATGTCAGTGCCTGTTACCATTGCGAAGCGTTCGTCCGTATCAAAGACCTGTGTCAGGTCCCAGATCCTGCCAATGACGCTGCTCATATGACGCAACCAGCGATGCACGTATGCCTGCTGTCTGAGCTGAGTCTCTACTGGAGGTATACCTGCGTTAGGCCTGCCGAAGTAGCGGTCAGTCCGTAGCTGTATATGATCCATAAGCGTGAACGCAAGCTCTGCGCCTCGTCTGGGGGACTCCATCCAACCAATGTCGCCGGGTCTCTGCTCAGAAACCTGAACGCCGGGGCCAACCTTGATTCTCTGACCATACCTGAGAGGCACCTTAAGCGGGGGAAGTGTATCAAAGGATGATCTGTCAAAGACCATATCCGATTGGGCCTTGTATTCTGCCTGCCACGTTTTGACGATTTCAGAGACTCCGCGAGATTCGATAGGGCTCCGTCTTACTTTCTCTCTGGTGAATGTCTCGAATGGGTAAGTGTCTCCCGCTTCCGTGACCAGCTTATGTTCTGCGTAGATCTCGTTGCCTCTGGAATCTTTCTCGAGGTAAGGCGAGAACACAGTCATGTATATACCCGGGTTACCGCTGTCAGTTACCCTGCGACTGTAGGCGTGTATGACTTCTATCAGGTTGGTTTTCTCTTCGATTCTCTCAGAGCTGCCCAAGACTGGACTAAGTCCCTGATCCCATACCTGAGAGCTGTGGCCAGCAGTCTTCTTAACCTCGTCTACCCAGTCCTTGTCCCACTCTCCGTTGGTGGCTTTCTCTTCGAGCTCTGCGACCGTGTAATATTCCCTGCGGAATATCGCTCTGGCTCTCTGCAGATCGTTTGTCTCAGGCGGGAACAGGATCTCGTGGTAAGGCCTAAGTGCTACAATCTTTGCCTGATTACGTGCCATATCTGGCAGCTCGAACGTAGTCTCACCATTCTTGACTATCTCCCTGATATGTTTCAGTGCTTTGGTTCTTGTCAGTCCGTCATTACTGGCTACCAGAAGGTCAGCAATGTATTCTTCTTCATCCTCAAGCGCAGCGGTTAGAGCATCGAGCTGTTGGGGGGCGTTGACTCCTAAGAAGCCAGAGAGGGATTGGAGGTTTATAGTTCGTGGGGTCTGCGCGTAGCAACGATCCCAGATTACGTGAAGGACGCTCCAACCATACTGCGCCGCATATTCTGCGTGCAACTCCAGCTCCTCTTCCCAGCCGGGTTGCATTAAAGTTGATAGCTGCCATCTCAGGTAGAGGGCCACGGCAGATGCTGCCTTATGGTCTGATGCCTCCACTCCCGCTACATTAAGTGCGGCCCTGCCAATGGCAGAGGTTGACAGGTTCACCATAAAGCTGCAGACCTCGTCTGCCAGTCGTATTCTGGTGTCACTGGCACCTTCCCACGGGAATGGCTGCCTACCGAGATCTTTTGCGTGTTTTTTCCCGTCTCGGCTCTGGCCGTTCCACGTAGCGAACCGAGTCTCGTAAGACCACCTGCCACTGTAGGTCATGCGTTCGTCCGAGTAAGCCCTGCGGTATTCGGTGCAGAGCTGGTTTATGTTAGGGTCAGTATTGACCTGTAATTGGTCATCGATGGTGTTCATTAATAGCTTAAACTTTCAGTTGAATAATTTGTCTGCCTCGAAACATAAATCGGATCCATCAAAATAAGATACCTCAAAGCATCTACTGGATCCTTGCTCGCTCCTTTATCGCCATCGTTACCTGTCCACGTTTTTAGGCTGTAAATTAAATTCTGGCACTCCTCTGATACATACAGCTTAGGTTCGTTCAGAATGCTGACTTCCCGGCTCATGTCATAGGCAAATAAATTGTTTACCAATGCACAGCTCTCATCAATGTGTGCCATCGCTGAAGGCACGAACAAGAGCCCTTCCTTTGTGATCTCTCCCCCAGCTCCCCTGTCGGGATTTGCAAGAAGGTCAATCAGGTTCTGGTTATGCTCTCGTTGGCTTACAATAGCTGTTCTTCCCGCTCTAGGATCTATGTATCGCTCATGTATACCACCGTCAGTGGCTTCCAGCTCTCTTATGAGCTGCTTATACTGGATGATATTCCTGCCACAGTCAGCAGTCTGTGCGGGGCCTTTCTTGCCGTCAAGCTTCTCGCTTGCTACCGCCCATTCTCCGTAGTTGGCCATATCGGGCCAGTCTCTGTAGACAAAGATCCTGCCTAGATCGTCCACCTTAGCCCAGAGCATATACCAGTTACGGTCGCCGGGTGTAGGATCCACCACCATATAATTAGTGCCGTCCTTAGGTATCTGGTCTTTCCTGCAAATATTCCTGTCTGTAAACCTCGGAAACTTACCCACTACAGGATTACTGACATACCCGTAAGCCCTGATCTCTCGCTCTTCCCTAGTCCTACCCTGCAGCGTCTGCTCCATTCTCTCAAACGGGCTGTAGGGATTCCACTCACTGAAAAACCAGAACAGCTTTCCAGTCCCACTTCTAGTCCTCGCGGTGTATGGCATATGACCTCGAGGCACTCCGTCAATAGGGTTGTCATCTTTGCCTATAAGCTTTGCGTCCCGAGTCTCTTCGATAATAGCACCGTCCATTGCATCCTTGACCGTGCTTGTGAATCCCTCGATTGGTGTAAAAGTTACGACTAGCTTGCCTTTACGCGAAATCAGGCGGTATTTGAGAGTCTGGATCCACGCCAGCGGGACTAACTCGTCGCACCAAATCAAATCAAGCTCAGTTCCCTCCATCGCCGAAAGTTCCTGAGAGTAATTCTTGAACCAGCACTGGCTCCCGTTAGGGGCCACGAAAGTCTTATTACTGAAACCGTTCTTCTGGGAGAAGCCTATGTTTACCACGGCCCTCTGCCCTTTCCTCTGCTCTTTCCACGGCACAGGTAAATACTCATGCACGTAAGGCTGCTGAACCTGCACAGAAGAGTCATGCGTAGAGTGACAGCACCAGACCGCAGACCTAGCCTTGTTGGCCAGAGTCCTGACTACTCTCGAGGCCATATACCTGCTCTTACCTCCCCTGTTTCCTCCAAAAATATAGACTATGTCTATCTTCGGGTCTTCCAGAGCCTTGTCAGCGTCTTTCCAGTGGGTGAACAGCCCTTTGGTATTGTGCCAGTCAGAGCCGTAATTGAAGGGATCGTTCTTCTCGAGATTGATCAGCTCCTCCCTCTTCAGGTAGAAATCCTCAAGAGCTCCCTCGGCAGCCATTGCCTGAGCTTCTTCCCTATTTGGAATAGGGTATACAGGATGTGGCGTCCAGTTCATGCTAGTATCTATCCAGTTGCTTTGGGCGACCCTTGCAGAATAGCTTGCCTGAGTCTGGCTCTATCCAGACAGGTATCTTCAACCCTTTCTGGAACGGCCTGCTGTCAGTCACCCTGACAAGACCGAGATCAGTGCTCAGTAGCCTAGGGTTCATAGGGCGGCCTGTGACAGTGGCTTCTCGTGGCTCCTTGCCAGCCTTCCAGCGGAGGTCCTCCGTGTCCAGCATAGTCCTTCTGCGGGCCTTCTTGCCTCTGGTGCGTCTGTGTGGAGTATCTGTTTTGCTCATTTAATTTGTGAGGAGAGATCCGCAACGATTGCTGTTAAAAACCAAAACCGTTGACCCCCTCCCCCCATCTTGTGCTGTTTCTTCGCACAATATACCTTGTGTTTAATAGAGAGTATATACCTACTTACTCTCAACCACCTCTGCTTCAATAACTTCCTTAGGCTTGCACTGCTTGATCAGCTCTTCCAGTGCTGGTCCTGACAGATTTACGGACTCATGTCTAATAGTTGTGGAAGGTTTACCGAGGAGCTGTTCGACTTTGTCGATTAATATGCCAGTAGTGACGGGCAACTGCTGTGGCTTCATCTCGCCACTCTCCAGCGCACTACTGAGCCTCTCCAGAGCTAGGTCCCTTGTCTTCACAAGCTTCTCGAGGAAAGCCTCTTGAGCTTGGGGATCTCTGTCAGCCTGCTCGATCATCTTCAGACCAAGTTCGCGTGACACACCGAAGACTTCCATCAGTGTATCTACGCCGAAACCATTCTTTGCAGCCTTCAAGATACTCTCGTATCTCTCAGGGTCTACGCGCTTGAGTCCTTTACCCGTGTAGCGAGCTATACCTGCTGCCTCTAGGTCAGGGTTCCACTTAGTCTTAACTCCCATAATTTACTCTGTAATCTGCCAGCCGCCCATCCGAGTATATGTCTATTCTGCGTTTACGCAATCATACAGCGTAAATGCTGATATGGGTATGTGGGTGACTAGGCCTATATCCTGATCATCTCCTCTGTCTGTCCTGCCTCCCATTCTCCAGTCAGGGTAGGGGACAGTCATGTCCAGAGAGCCTAGGGCGTCTGTCCACTGCACCCAGAGGCTTACCTTGATGTCTGGGTTAATCAGGGTATACCAGCCTGCTGCAGTGAATTTGGAGGTGCAGAGCATGAAGGTGTCATGCTGCTGGTGTGGTATGTTCCTGCACTTGACCTCTATTAGCTCTGTGACAGCGCCTGCGGTAGTTGCGGCGTAGTCGAAGTGGTGTCTGGGTGGTAGAGGCATGAGGACCTGCTTGAGGATCCTCTCCACCTTCACCTTGACAAGCGTCTGCCTATCCCTGTCTGCGTCAGACTCGTATACTGGTCTCATAATCCTTGAATGCAGACATGACGCTCTCTGAGAGTTCTAGGCTGGAGCAGTCATTGTCTACGATGTAGTCGGGCTTGATGTCATCGATGCTGGTCTCAGATACGTGGGTGTCATCTGATGACTCGGAGGCTCTGCGTATCATGATGACTCTGCCGCCTAGACTGTGGATCCATTCGACCTCGAACGGGAAGCGGATGTCATCACATATCATTATATCATGATTCTTCTGAAGCATGCCCCATCTGGCCGTGGCCTTCTTGACCCAATGGTCAAACCCGTAGAGCTGCTTCATAGCCTCTCCGTATGTCTGCAGGACTGGCCGCAGTATCGACTTGTTGTGAGAGGTCACAGGCTGCGCTATGAGGGCTACAGCATCCTTTATGGGGTCTGCTAGGCTGATTCTTACAGCCCTCGAGGGAAACGCTCTTAGAATAGCCTTTGAGGCCTCTGTCTTGCCTGACCTCTTCTTGCCACTGAAACCTATAACTAGCTTAGTTTGATTCATTGTCTTCCTTCCCGTCCTCGAAGTGCGCGTCATCGTCTGCTATTGCAGAGAGGGCCTTGACCAGAGCTCCTAAGTCAGCGTTGTTCTTGATCTGCATCTCCAGTGATGCTGTAGCCTCGGAGCAGGCTGAACTATACATTATATTGATTATCATATCGGTGATTTATCCCCTTCTTCATGCGATTTATCTACGCCCCTGAATCTACCGTTCCAGCGGGTCCACTCAAGCTCTGCCTTTCCTGTCTTACCGTGCCTATTCTTCCTGACTATGAAGTTGACCCTTGTCTGATCATCCCTGTCTGGCTGGTGCAGGAAGCTGACAGAGTCTGAGTCCTGTTCGATTGCTCCTGACTCGCGTATGTCTGAGAGGGAGGGCTCCCTGTCTGACATGTCAATACTCCTGTTCATCTGTGACAGTGTCACGAAAGGGACGCCTGTCTCCATAGCTGCCATCTTCAGTGTCCTGCTGATCTCGCTCACCTCAACCACCTTGTTCTGATTGCGATAGGCTGGGGGGACGATCTGCAGGTAATCAACGATGAACAGCTTGACATTCTTCTGCTTAGTCAGCCGCCTAGCCATAGAGCGGATCCTGTTTACGTTGATAGAGGGCTGATCCTCGATTGTGACGGGCAGTCTGGTGAGAGTGGAAGCCCCTGTGGCAATCTTCCTGATGTCTCCCTTCCCTGACTCCTTATACCAGCCTATGTCCTCACCTGTAAGGTTGCCTAGCAGTCTCTCCCCGATCTGCGCGAACGGCATCTCGTAGGTGAAATACACTACGTGCTCATCCCTCTGAGCGGCCTCGAGCATGAGCTGAACGGCTAGGGCTGACTTACCGCAACCGGGCCTCGCTGCGATGGTGTTCATAGAACCGGGTTTAAATCCCCTCAGGATTGCGTCTATGGCTCCTATGCCAGTCTTACACC